CGCAGGAAACCGACGCCTACACCAACGGCGCTTTCGTCGGCTGCGTGCGGGCAATGGGCGAGGTGGACGCGGGCTTCCTGACTGCGGTGCCGATCCTGCGCCCCATGGAAGTGGACGCGGACTACCGCACCCGCGTGTCTCAAGACCACATGGGTGATGAGGAGGTGTTCAACTACACCGCCCAAAACACCGGCAAGCACAACTTCGCGTCAACCACGATGGCCGCGACGTGGACCGCTGGCCAGTTCACGACCAATAGCGGCAACATCACCACGACCACGACCGGCGTGCAGTTGTCCACCTATGCGTTCTTCCCGGTCACTGGCACCACCACGCTGTCGCTTGACTCGGAGATAGCATTCACTGCCCAGCCGGTGACAAACACGTTCGTGGAATGGGGCCTGGGCGTCCCTGGTGGCGCGACCGCCGCGCCTTCTGACGGCGTGTTTTTCCGCCTCAACGCTTCGGGCCTTCAGGGCATCGCATCCTTCAACGGCAGCGAAACCAGCACGGGCGTTTTCCCGCTGTCTGGTGGAGCTGGTACGTGGGCGTACACCAACAACAAGCGGTATCAGTTCATCCTCTACCAATCCGAGGTTGAGGCCGTTTTCTGGGTGAACGACGGCACCGGCGCTGTGATGCTGGGCCGCATTCCTTTGCCCACTGGTCAGCCCCGGATGAGCATGGCCAGCGCATCGCAGGCTTTCTTCAAGCACAGCATCCGCGGCGGCGCGGCTGGATCTGCACTGAGCGCGCTGGTCGGCGGCTACAACGTGCGCCAGGGTGGCACCAACATCACCACCACGGCCACGGTGAGCGGCAACCGCATGTACGGCTCTTACCAGGGCCTGAGCGGCGGCACGATGGGTTCGCTGGCGACCTACCCCAACAGCACCAACCCCACCGCGGCGGCCCCGTCAAACACCGCGCTGACGGCCAACCTGCCGGGCGGCTTGGGCGGACAGGGCTACGTCACGGCAGCAGCAGCGGCTGCCACTGATGGCATATGGGGCAGCTACCAAGTCCCCGCAGGCACGGTGAACGTGCAGGGCCGAAGGCTGGTGATTCGCGGTGTCTACATTGGCGCGCTGAACATTGGTGCTGCTGTGGCCACCACGGCAACGGCGGTGCAATTCTCGCTGGCCTTCGGGCACACGGCTGTATCACTGGCAACGGCTGAAGCGGCAACCACCAAGGCCCCGCGACGGATTGCGCTGGGCTTCATGACCTGGGCTATCGGTGCGGCGATTGGCGCAGGCCCGCAAGGCGGTTCGATGTTTGTGGACTTCGGCGACGCGGCGGTGTTCGTCAACCCCGGCGAGTTCGTGCAACTCGTGGGCAAGTTCGTCGCAGGCACGGCCACGGCTTCGCAGGTGATTGCATTCACTTGGCAGCCGGTCTACGGCTGGGAGTGACCTAAATGTCACTGCTGCTGGCCCTGACAGGCGGCGGCGGCAGCGGCGTAAACCACACGCTGACCGGCGACGCAGGGAGCTACACGCTCACAGGGCGCGCAGCTAGTTTCCAGGTATCCCGAACACTCTCCGGCGCTGCTGGGGCGTACAGCCTGACCGGGCGGGCAGGTAGTTTCAGCGTAGGCCGCGCGCTAACAGGTGCGAGCGGCAGCTACACGGTAACGGGCCAGGCGGCAACGCTGACCCACACCACAGGCGGAGCGGCATACACCCTGAGCGGCGACGCTGGGGCCTACGTGGTGACGGGGTTTGACGGCGCGTTTGCCGTCAGCCGTGCCGCGCAGAGTTTCGGCGCTGGCTGGGCAATGCCGCAGCGCAAGACGCGGGAGAAGTGGCGCGAGGAACTGGACAAGCTGCACGCACCTGAGCAGCCGAAGCCAGCGCCGAAACCAGTTCCTACCGCAGAGCCCGCAAAGGCTCCGAAGTTCCAGCCGCCGCGACTTGATAGCGATTCGCAGGCGTACATAGACGGTCTATTCGCCAGCATTGAGCGGGCGAGGGTTCAACAGGAAAAGGCGCGGCAACTCGCCGCAATCGCCAAGGCTGACCAAGAGACAGCCAAGGCAATGGAAATGCTCGCGGTGGCCATTGAGGCCGAACGTGTAGCGCAGCAGGAAATGATGGACTTCGACATCGCTTTTGTTGCGGCGGTGTTGGCACACCACTAACCAGTTCCTTTGCAGGAAGCCAGGCCCCACGGGAAACCGTGCGGGCCTTTTTTTCTGCCCCCCTGACTTGGCGCGGGTTGACGCCATGCAACGCGAAAGCGGAATGAGCACAGAAACCACGGTCACACCTGACGCAGTGACAGAAATCCCAGCGTCTGAACAGGCAGCACCACCGGAAGTCGCCACCCCGGAAGCAAACGCAGACGAACAGCCTGACGAGCCACAGAAACCCGAGGACGACCCCCGGGATAAGGCAGTCAAGAGCCTAAATCGCCGCGTTGATCGCATCACGGCTGCAAGGTATCAAGCAGAAGCCCGCGCACAGCAGGCCGCGCAAGAAGCCGAACAGCTACGTCAGCGCCTTGCACAGTATGAGCAAGGGGAAACGCCGCAGCCGAGGCAATCGGACCCGCTGGCACTGGCAAACGAGATCGCAACGATCCGCGAAGTCACCGCGAAGAGCAACGCCGTCGCAAAGGACGGTGAAAAGCGCTTCGAGGGTTTTGGCAAAGCGCTTTCCGTTGTTATCGAGGAAGCCGGTCCTCTGGTCAGCCCGATTCAACCCGGCGCACCGATTGGCAGGCCCACGCCGCTGGGTGAAGCCATTTTGGACGCGGACGACCCCGCCGCAGTGCTGCATTACCTGGGCAACAACCCAGACGCAGCCGCAGACCTGCACGGCCTGACTGCCACCCAAGTGGCTCGACGCATTGCCCGGATCGAAATGGAGATCGGGAAGGCTAAAGAGCCGAAGCAATCCAGTGCCCCCAAGCCGATTACGCCCGTCAAGTCCGCAGCAAAGGACGACGGCGCGCTTTCTGACAACTTGAGCCCAGACGAATGGGCAAAGCGGTTCAGAAAGATGCGGCGCGAGGGCTGAACTCTCTCACTCAAGGAATTGAATCATGGCTAACGCCTTTCTGACCCCCACAGCCGTCACACGCGCGGCTCTCGCCATCCTTCACCAGAAGCTGAACTTCATCGGCAACATCAACCGGCAATACGACTCCTCGTTTGCCCGCGACGGCGCCAAGATCGGTGACTCTCTGAAGATTCGCCTGCCGAACCAATACACGGTTCGCACGGGCGCCACCCTGTCGGCGCAGGACACCACGGAAACCAGCACGACGCTGCAGATCGCCACCCAAAAGGGTGTTGACCTGAACTTCACGTCGGTGGACCTGACCCTGAACCTGCAGGACTTCAGCGACCGCATCCTGGAACCGGCCATGTCGGTGCTGGCTGCGAACATCGAAGCCGACGCCCTGAGCATGTACAAGAACGTGTGGAACGTCATCGACAACGATGCCGCCGCCATTTCGTACCTGAACGTGATGCAGGGCCGCCAGCGCCTGAACGAGGAACTGGCTCCGCAAGACGGCAAGCGTGTCGCTCTCCTGTCGCCCACCCATAACACCAAGTTGCTGGACGCGCTGAAGGGCCTGTTCCACGACTCGGGCGCCATCAAGGAGCAATACCGCGAGGGCATGATGGGCCGCACGGGTGGTTTCGACTTCTACGAAAACACCCACGTGAGCGACCACACCACGGGCACGGCAGCCAAGACCACCGGCTACCTGACCAACGGTGCAACGCAGTCGGGCGCCGCTATCACGGTGGACACCGGAACCACGTCGTTCCTGATCGGTGACGTGGTGACGTTCGCGGGCGTGTTCCGTGTGCACCCGGAAACCAAGGTGAGCACCGGCGTGCTGCAACAGTTCGTCATCACGGCGAACAGCGGCACCTCGGCGACCAGCCTGGCCATCAGCCCGGCAATCGTGGCCAGCGGCGCGACCCAGAACGTGAGCAACACCGTGGCGGACAACTCCGCTGTGGTGAAGATCGCGGCGGGCGCTTCGGAGCTGATCAACA